AATGGCAACCCCGAGGTTTGTCCTGGCTGTTGCCGCATCCGCCAAGTCTGACAGCTTGTTTGCTGATGACAGATAAGCAGCGCCAGATACATAAGCCGCAACCCAAGCAGAACCTGTGTAAAGGCGCATCTCAGGAACCGTTGTGTTGTAGTACAACGATCCAGCAACCAAGGCATTGCCATCGTTGTCCAATGCGGGGTCACTTGCTTTTGCGCCCAAGTAGCGGTCATCAAATGAGTCGTAGGCGGCCAGCGTAGCATCGCGGGCGGCTTCAGCGGCTGACTGTGCGGCTACTGCGGCATCTTTAGCGGCAATAGCGGCATCAGCGTTTTCCTCTGCATTATGAACATCGGCGATGTTGTCTGCGACAGTAGTAACATCTGCGATACTCCCTGCAACAGTAGTAACATCTGCGGCAATGCCAGCAACAGTGCCAACCGTGTCGGAGCCAGCCAAGTCTGTCGCAACAGTAATCACATCGGCGATATTGTCTGCAACTGTATTGATGTTTGCAGACTGGGCAATAACCGTAACCATTGAATCCAAAGCAGGGCCAGACACAGGGTCGCCTGTTGTGGAGTCAAATGCCAGCACCTTGCCCTTGCGGTTTGCCTTGTCAGGCAATGTCATGTTGACATCGGTTGGGTCTGTGATAGCCGCCTTTAAGCCACGGTCAGCAGTCTCTTTGACCTGCTGGGTAAAGATAACCAGACTGTCAAATTCGTCGTTCAGGCTGTTGGCAAACAAGTCACCGCCAGTCACAAAGTCTGTTGATCTGGCTACTGCTCGGTCACCAACGATTGTGATCTGATCTGAGCCAGTAGCGGCAACCACCAAGGTAACGCTACCTGTGCCGTCTACGTTGATGGTTACTGTGTAATCGGTAGTAAGTGTGAGTAATGATGTGTTTTTGTAGACCGCAATGTCCGTCTGCTCAAGCACTTCAAAAGCAAAGCTGTATGGGCCAACGCCCGCAGAGCCAGAGTAAACGATGCGTCGTGTTACATCAGAAATCGGATATGCCATTATCTAGCTCCCTGTCCAAATTGTTTCAATTGTTCTGCCCTGTCGCTAATACGTTTCTGGATAGCATCGCTGTATTGGCTATCACCCAGTAGCTTATCTTTAGCCGCAGAGAACGTTTTAGTAAAAACATTCTTGACCGCTTGTTGATAGCGGATTAAATCGCCGTTGCCAGCGTCTAACTCGATAGCTTCAATGACGGCCATCACATTGTCTTCCAAACCAAACTCTTCATTGGCAATACGCAAGACTTCGTTGTATTCCTCAGTGGTCAGTTTGGTAGAAGTGCTGATTTTAGTATTTGGGTCTTCTGCGCTGACTTCCCTAGACGGCATACTGACATCGGCGTTAAGCTGAATCAAGGCTTGGTCAACAGGGCGTTGCTTGCCTTCCTTCATGCGCCAAGGTGCGTAGGCATACTCATAAGAGCTTGGCTCACCCCAGATATTCAGCTTGGGTGGCAGACCTTCTGACAACCCTGGCAGATTGCCACGAATCTTGTTGAAGCCGTCCATCAAGCCCTTCAAGCCAGCAGGCAAGTTAGGGTCTGCTCGGTAGTCACGTTGCAGTGGATCAATCTTTTCTTTGACAGATGTAAGCGCACCGCTCAGTGGCATAACGGACTTTGAACTGACCTCGGCAAATGTTTTGGCCATGTTATCAATACCATTGATAAACCGACCTTTGTTGTTTGATGACGCAAAAATCTCACCAACAATTTGCCATACGTTGCTGACACCTTGCAAGAAAGGTGATTCCGTCATGTAGTTGGCAAAGCCAAAAGCCAAGCCGCCAGCAACTTCATTTATGCGCGAGTTATCACCCTCATATTTTGCATAGTCAACATAGTCTGCTGACATGGCCATCAAAGCGCCAACAGGCTCAAGGCCTTGGTAGCTTATAAAAATTTTGCCAGCGTAATCGCCAGTACCGTAACGAACAGATGTTGGTATCTTTGACAAAGCCTGCTTAACGTCGTCATCAATGTTGCTGAAATTCAGCACAAAGCTATATGGCTGCCAACCTTGGCGAATCATTGCGTCGCGTGTGCCACGTTCGCCAGGGCCAGAACCTGTAAGGCTACCCTCCGTTGCTAAATTTGAAAAGCCATACATAGCAGCACTGCCAAGACCAACTTTAGCCATAGCCATGTCACTCTCTTTTGTGCCGCCTTTTGCAATATCTGTCCACAACCCTTTGCTAAGAGCGCCTAGTGGTGTGCGAGATACTGTCTCAGCCATAATGTTTAATGGCGTAGCAATAAACGGAACTTGTGTTCTGACGGCAAAACCAAGCGCTGTATTTGCTTGCGCTAATTTCTGGAACCCGCCGCCAAGACCTTCTATCTTTTGGGTAAACGTACCTTTTTCTGCCAACTGAGCAACGTAATCTGGTGGCTCTGCCAAGAAGTTGGCAAGAGCTGAATCTCCAGCAGCCATCGCTTCTTGCGTTGTTTTGCCTGCTTTGATTGCCTCTTCAAACGTATTGATTTGCAATCTTGCTGCTTCAGCGGCTAACTCTTGTGTGTAGTTGATGCCTTTAAAGAACTCGTCAGCCGTCATCAAACTGCGGCCAGGCAAGGTGGTCACATAATTAAGCGCCTTTACACCAGCGCTTAACAAAGAGCCATCAGCCTTGTAGTTAAACAGCTCCATGCGAGACTGTTGACGCGCAATCTTTGCAGGATCGCGCCAGCCTTTTGGCACGCCAGTCTTCCAAGCGTGCCCAGCCAAAGCAAAGCCATTCTTGATAGCAACTGATGTAGACGCCAACATTGCTGGAGTTTCAGCAAACCGATAAGCATCAGTAGAGCCAAAGCCAGCAGCTCGACGCAATGCGCCAATGCCAGAAGCCGCAACACGCTCAGTCATGCGCCAAGGCAAAAACACAGTGTTAGACAATGCGTTCTTGATGTGTGTGGTTGGGCGAGACAGCAAGCCGTTAACATAGACCGTGTACAGCTTTTCCCAAACATTGCCTTGTGCTGACTTGCGGATCATGTCTGCCCGCGCCATTGGGTCTTTCAACTCAATAAAAGCCTGGGCAAATCGAGTGATGTTTGAGTCGCCGCCAACGCTTTGCAGTATCTCACCAATATCATCCATGCCGCCGCGAGGTATCCGCATGACAGCCAATGACTGCGCCACGTTAGTCTGGTAGCCTTTGGCGCTTTGTTGCAACACAGAGTGAAAGTGAATCGTCTGAGCAAACTCAGCCGCCTGCGCTGGCGTTGCAGAACCATCAGCAACCTTTGCCGCTAAGTCATCGAGCTTCTTGGCGCTCTCTGTCATGGCGTTCAGGACTTTATATGTGTTCTCTGGGTTGACAGCCAGCTTGTTCTTTATCAAGTCGTTGATGAACTTGATGCCGATGCCAGATTCTTCAGCCTTTTTTACAACGTCATCAAACGTAATCTTTGCCGTCTTGATTCCAGCCATCTGGTTGATAGCTTCAACGGTAGACTTGACTGATTCCTCTGAGTCCATCAACGGCAGATTAAACGCAGTCTTTGGCGGCACTTCTGTTGCCTTATCCACGCCAGCACGCTTATCAATCTGAGCTTGGCGCTCGGCAACAACAGCATCTGGCGTCATGCCAGCGTCTTTGCTTACTTCAACCTTACCAGCAACAGCGGCTTCCATTGGCGTAGCCGTGCCAGTCAACTCAGTGGCTTTTTGCAAGTCTTGAATGTCAGCGGCGTCTTGAGCTTCTTTGGTCAGCGTCGGGGCTTTGCGAATCTCGACTTTCGCGACCTGCTTGGCGACCTCTTGACCAAACTTGAGCGCACCCTTTAAAGGGCCTAATCCAGCTACTTGAACGCCCTCTTCAGGGAAGTCTGGCTGTGCTTGTTCGACAGATGGAGCAGTAGACGCCAAGTCAGCACGCTGGTCAATATCAGCGTTGGCTTGGTTTAATTCATCCAGTCGGATGTCAATGGGTTTAATCGCCATTATTTAGCCTTTTGCTCTTTGTCCATTGTAGCGGCTGCGGTCACAGAAGCCAATGGTTTTATTGTCTTTTTGCCACCTTTAGCGCCTTTTGACACGATCTTGGCTACCTTTATAGCCGCACCACCTGGAGCAACAACTTCGCCAACAAATCCAGGCACTGAGCCGCCCTTCATGCGCTCTGGCAATCCGACGTTCTCATCAATCCATTGGTTGATGTTTTCCGTAGTCGGTACAAAAGTACCAGCTTCCATGCCCTTCAAGAAAGCATCAACAGCAGACTCATCACCACCACGGCGACCAATCTCAAACAAGCCGCGGCCAATAGACAGCACATCACCAGCCAGACCAGCCGCGCCAGTGACAACGCCTTTAACCAAGTTGCCAACATCCATGCCAAACTCAGCAGGCGTCACAGCCTGACTACCCGCTGGCGCTTCCATCGGCAATGCCTCTGGTTCTGCACCAGTCATGTCTGGCATAGCCTTTGGATAGAACAGCGCCTGATAGTCGTCGTTGATAGCTTTTTCAATATCCATGATTACCGTACTTTCATTGCGTCATCGCGGGCTTTGTTTAAAGCTGCCGCCTCATCAACATTCAAGCCTTCGATCTTGCTGAAATCAATGCTTTCAATGGGCAGGTTAGGCAAGTTTGGCATACTAATTTTTAGCTTTTTTAATACATTGGCAACTTGCGCCCTAGCCTTATCAATAGCCTTATTTCTTTTTTCATCTTTCTTCGACTTGTTGTAACGCTCAATAGCCTTTTCAGCGGCATCTGTCGGGGTCACAAACACGCCAACACCATTGGCATCAACAGTAGTCTTGTTTAGCTCTTCCGTGTACAGCTCAAGCAAGTCCTTTTTCTTTGCCGCTTGATCTTCAGTCACAAAAGTGTTTTCTTGGATGCCTGCCTCTAGGAGAATCATCTTTTCAGCCATTCTTCCTTGAGTACTTGTCATTGAAACACCAAGCGTCTTGTACTCAGCCCTGCTTAAACGGTCTTTGTACATCGCCAAGTTTCCAAGGCTACTCAAAACGCCACGCGAAATCTGCTCGTTCAACTGCAAGTAAAGACCAACGTCACCCTTACCTTCTTCGCCGTTGAGGTGCTTGTCTGCCTGCTCAAACGTCATTTCATTCATGCCAACCAAGGTATAGACAATCTCACGTTGACGTTTTGCTGGCGTATCTGGCCGCAACAGCTCAATGTTGAGCGTATTGGCTTTTGCTTTGTTTGCAGCTTTAAGTTCTTTTTCGTTGATGTTCCGCAAAGACTCTTCATCTGCAAATCCCTTGATGATGCTTGTACGAATCTTGTCTTTGTTTGCCTGATCCAAGCTGTTATACACAGGCGTCAAGTTGCCGTAGTCACCCTTCTGCATCCGCTTCAAGGCGTCAATCGAATTAGGCGCAAAGTTGCGGTCTTGCATCAAGCCAGTAACAGCACCGACCTTTGCCTCATTTTTTATTTTATATGCTGCTTTTACAATGTCGCTGCCACTGCCGTCTGTGAATACTCTAGTAGCGCCAAGAAACGGCTTGATTTCAAGTTCAAGAAGCGCCTCTATGTTTATGCGCTTGCCGTTGCTGTCAACAGCGGATGCGTTTTGTCTTATAACGCTTTCAAGTCGAGCTGGCAGATTTTCTAATGCAACCGAGTATTCGGCTTTGTACATTGACTCGATTTCTTTTTGCTTTAAGTCAAGAATCTTGTTGTACGTTGTTTTTGCAAGCGTTGCGGCGGCGGCTCGATGCTGAATAGAAACTTCTGGGCTGATGGCGTTCATCATTGCTGACTGACCGTCCATCAAGTCTTTAATTAACTGAGTTGCACCATCAACATCAATTTCGTTGTTAGTAAATTTTTGCTCAATCCCTCTAAGCTCTTGGCTTGCTTTTAGCTGCAAGTCGGCAGACAATTGGCTTGCGGCATACGCTTGGTATGTTTCTTGGAAAATTGAGCCAGTGCCTTTAACTTTCAACGCCGATGGGTCTGCCATTGCCTGTTCGACTTGCTCGTTGGTCAATGGGTTTTCAACGGCATACTTTTTTGCTTGCTTCTTAGCCTCAGTCTCAGCCTCGCTCTGTAAGTAAGAACTCATGCGATCCAAGCTACGGCTTAAAGCATCATATCCAACAGCCTGTGCTTGTTGAGCCGCAGTAGATATTTTGGGCAGATCAGCGTACTGAACACCTAGATTTTGGTAGCGTGGTAGTGTTGCCATTATTATTGCCCTGGTATCTAAACTCGGTTTATTAAAACCGTAGTCAAACCTTTACCTTTTCGTAAGCGATGTATCCTTCAGCGCCTTTAACAACGGTGTTAAGCATACCAAGTCGCTCTGTGGTACTTGCAGCAGCTTGTAAGCTCTGTGATTGAGCCAAGCCACCATAGATAGCCATCGTTGCATTGTCTTTTGCAATGCCGTATTCTTCACCAGCTTTCATTGCATCAACCTGCTGAATGGTCATCGGGCTACCAGTAAATGGATCAACGCCACCAGAAGCGGCTCTTGCTCGGACTGCACCAGCCAACATCTGCTGACGCTCTAGCACCTGAACTGCTTGTTGGTTGTACTGCAAAGCATTTTGACGGCCTTGTAGTTCTGCTTGTTGCGCTTGGATGCGTTGTTGCTGCGCTTGCGCTGAAGCAGCCTCCATTGAGGACACTGTACTAACAACGGCAGCAATCGCTTGTAGTGTTGCTATTTCCATTTATGTTCCCCCGTAAACTGACATCTTGAACTCAAGTCCAAGCAGAGTCAGCTTCAATGGTAAGTTTTGGCTTACCGTAATTTGTGCATCTTGAGTGTAACCAAGCAACCCGTTGATTACCTTCGTGCCAGTAAATTCAATAGTTGATTGATCCAATGTTCCAGGCGTGTCCAGCGTGCGAATCGGAACCAGCACATCATTGATGATCAAATGCTGAGTTTCATACAACAAAGCGTTGACTTCCAAGATACGCTTCTTAAAGCCTGTACGCACACCGACAGACATCCGTGGCTCAAACGGTAATGTCTTGATAACCACGTTAAACGCCAAGCCAACTTCGTAGCTAGTCGTGCTAGGGCGGTCAAACGTTACCGCGCCGCTAGTCACTGTCTCATTAGCCAGCACGTTGCCATCAGTAATCACGTTTACCGATGCCCCCTCATGCGGCAGGCTACTTGCACCCGCTGCCGCGCCACCTTGGAACGAACAGTCTGTCAGGCTTGATGTGTCAAAGACCTCGATAAAGTAACCGTCAACGCTGTCAAACGTGCGTTTGGTGACTGAATAGATGTCTTCAATATCAACGCCAACATCTTTGATTTGTCCGTTCGTAACAATGCGACTTGGAGCCACAACGTTTTGCTGACGCAGAATCGAGTAAACAGACATTGTGCCGTCACCGTTTAGCATCAATAGCGAGTCAGACTCTTCTGTACTGCTTGCCTTACGCAACGCCAACTCAATCGGGTTGTTGATTAAATGGCTAGACAGCAAGCTAATGCTGGTGCTTATGTAGGACAGGGTTGTATCGTTGTACTGGAACTCGTTAAGCGCCTTGCCTTGGCGCTGAATGTATAACGTGCCAGACTGCAATTGCTGAACTCGGATACCTTCACGCGAACCATTACGGCTCACAGCCTTTACAAAGAAGTTAGACGGCGTGATTGGCTCCAGACCCTGTTGGGGCACATAGAACTCACCGCCCGTTGTGAACACCTGCAAGTCCCGACCACTAATCATGTCGGTAATGATGTTCAGGCTGTTGGTGTCTAGTGTTGCTTCAACCGCATCGTCGTCGTAAGTCTGGTCAGGCTTGAAGTCAAAGAACAGGCCAACCTTGCTACCCCACATCGTTGACGGACGCGACTTAGAGCCGCCGAAAAACAAGCGGCCCTCATGGAACGTGCAAGTGCGAGGCCATCCTCTTGATACACTCCAGACGCTTTCGTAGCCTGACTCATATTCCCAATTTCCGCTTGATATGGCGTCTGTGCTAAACAATGGAATCTCAGTCACAACCTCTAACTTGGTCGTGCTGATGTAAGACACCACACGGCATCGACCCTGTGGAGACACATTGATGTACTGGTCAACGTAGCCAGAGTTAAAGATAGCAGAGCTTGCAGTGAGCGTGATACTGCCGCTAACCTCTGAGGGCGTAATGTTTGCCGCAGGGTTGCTGATAGATATAGTAAAGGCATACTGCGGTATGCTGTCAAACGCCAAGTTACTAACAGTCCAAGATGAGTCAGTAGCGTTACGGACAATCTTGACTGGGTTGATGTCTTTGTGCGTGATAATCAAAGTGTCAGCACTCTGAGTCCAGCACATCGTGGACAGGATGCTACTTGTCACAGCAGACACGGCTAGGTAGTCGTTGCCAGTACCGTTGATGTTCGTAATCAGTGTACGGTTCTTGAAGATGTACATCCGCTGGTTAGTGAACACTAACATATAGTGGTCATCAACGCTGAACTCAAAAGCGATGCACCGCGTGCCGTCTTGTGGGTTAGCCGCGCTAGGAAGCTCATAGAGGTACTTCATGCCGCCTCTGCGACGTACACCACCCTGTGGTTGCACCAAGACGTTCTCAAGCCGTTCTGCGCCGTTCTGGTACTGATTCAGATCAACACGCGCCCGCAACAGCGGATCAATCTCGCCGCTGGCAAAGTTCGTCTGGATTTGGACGATGCGGGTCATTAGTACCTCACATCAATCAGACTGAAATCTTCAAAGGCTTGTGTCGGGTTGCCCTGACCATCAATGCCTGCTGCGGTACGGAAGTAGCCACCACGGTTGTTTTCGCTTGGTGAGCCGACGGCAACAGATTGCCAGTATTGCGTCTTGGCAACTTGGTCAGTAATAGGCTCGGCCAGATGCCAAGCCATCATGTATTTGAGTAGCTGGATAAAGTAAGCTGGCATTGCCGACTCATCAACCAGATATTGATAATCTGCAACAACAGTCTCGTAGTTGGTGACGATCTTATCGCCCATGATCTCCCAGTCCTTGACTGTGGGAGCGCCTACGCTTGTGCTGTTGTAAACGCGGTATACGGAACCCAGCCTGTCAGATGGCAGGGAATACTCGTACAGATATTCGT